GGCTGGCGCTCGGTGGTCGCATGTGCCACCTGTGCTGCGACGAAGTCGAGGCGGACAACCGCAAGCGATACCGCGAGGATGTGTTCACTGATTCAAATTACTGGCATGATGAGGATCTAGAGCCAGCGGCCGGTGTTGGTCGCGATGAGTTCAGTGGATACTAGGAGCAACGGCGGGCTGAATCAGCCCGCCGTCTTTTTGTGCCCGCGTCCCTTTGACAGCAAAGGCGCGCAGGCCGCAGAACGCAAGGCCCGCCAGTGGATCATGGCCCGCGAAACACGGTTTTTTTGACAGCGACGGCGCGCAGGCAAGGCCCGCAAATGAAAATAGAACGGCCTGACACGGTACACGGTGCAAGAAAAACCGAAACGGAATTCTGCGAAATTCCAATAAATCCGAGGAAATAGCAGGGAATCCCATTTCTGCAAATTGGTTTTTTATTGTGCGGGCTGGGATTATTTGCAATACTGTTTTAACAACCCATAACGAGGAATCTAAACCAATGCAGATGCAAACGAGATATATAAAAAGCCGCCGCAAAATGGCGGGTTACACGTTTAAAGTGTTGAAGCCTGTCACCAATAAGAAGCTATTAAAAGAGGTCATAAAAGGCCGATTCAAAGGTTATCGCGTCCACACTCTGACGCTAGAAGAGCGGGCAACATGCCCCGCAACATGTCACCATCTAGAGTCTTGCTATGGCAATAACATGCCATTCGCACACCGGCTGGAACATGGTCCGGAGTTAATCGCCAAGATTGACGACGAATTAAAAGCCCGCCATGAAAAGCTGACGCTGGTTCGGTTGCATGTTTTGGGCGATTTTTGGTCGGTCGAGTACGTCGAACAATGGGGCAGGTGGCTGGATGATCACCCGAAGCTGGCCGCATGGGGCTACTCGCATAACTGGCCCGACAGTATCATTCCATTAGAACGCGACATTGGGCAAGCCATCCAACGGGTGAAGGATCGGCATCCTGACCGGTTCAGAATTCGCTGGTCTGATCGCCCTGATTTGCCAGACAGTGCCAACAGTGAAGCGTTAGCGCAGCCGGTAAAAGGTGAAAGCTTGATTTGTCCAGAACAGGAAGGCAAGACCGGCGGTTGCGGTGATTGCGTCCTGTGCTGGGAAATGCCCGCGCGGAACATCATTTTTAAAACTCATTAACAGGCGGCGGCGTTCCCTTGGGACGTCGCGTTTTTTTCATGCCCAAAATTTCAACCGCATCAGATCGCAAGGCCGCAGATATGTCTGAAAGCGCGGACGCGCAGACAGGTTCCGGCCATTTGTCACGCGGGCCGCAGAGCGCAAGGCAGTCCGCAGAGCGGTACAGGAGCGCAGTCTTTGCCCCCTCTTCTCGCAGCAGGAAAAACGACGCCCCGCCGCATCTAGTGTGCGACAGGTGCCAAGCAATTTGCGACTCGGCAATCCGGACACGGTTTTTCTTTATGACCTTGAGTTCAAGCCAGCACGGCACACCATCGATGACCAAATACACGTCTGGCATGCCAGTGCCTGTGCGGTTTTCAACTCGATTCCAGTGGGATTTCCTCGGCAGGTGCTGCTTGAATGACTTCCAGAGATTTTGTTCCGGCTGGGGCATGTTCGATCACTTCGCCTTCTATGAAGGCCGCAGGGTGGCTTTTTCTAATCTCAGCAAGACGCGCCGCTATCTCTTCGCGGGACAGTTTATCAAGCTGGTGAGTGTGGTTCTGTTCGCGCCTGTCGATGGTCAGACCGCCAAGCGCAGACCTGATCTTCTCTGCGTTGATCGCCGCAGAGAATTGTCCGGATTCTTCAGCACTGCGGGACAGTTCGTCCAGCCGTTTCAATTGGCCAAGAAGCGTGACGCCGTACCGGCGTTCTTTTTCTTCGCGCAAATCTTTTATCAATTCGACAACATGTGGATAATCTCGGCCATTCAAGAACAGGCTAGCCGTCTTCGCCGCCTGACCTTCTGCATAGCCAGCCTTACGAGCGCATTCCGCGTTGGAATAAACACCCTCGACAATATAGCGGGCAAATTCTCGCTGGCGATTATTCAAACCAGCGGGTCTACCGGCAGATCGTTTTTGCTTTTCCATTCTGCCATTATAGTTTCTGTCATATTTTTTAAAAGACTATTTACTAAAATATGGCTGGAGGGTCTGACTCCGTGTAACCAACGTAACGAGGGTGTAACGAACACATTGTTGCTGACCAACGGTTACAGAGCACTCGTTACGCCGTTACGCTCGTTACGCCACTTTTACAAAATAAAAAACAAAAACAAAAAAATATGGGGGAAACTGTATATAACCGTTTTTTCTGTTTACATAGCTGGGATGTTGTGGGAACATTCCTAGACATCAACGAGAGGAGACTTCTAAATGAGCAGAGACGATATCATCGAGAACGTAAAGGACGCCAAGTTCCAAATCGAGTTCATGGCACTAATGCTCCTGTCTGACAGGACAGATGAAGCGGCGACCGCATACGAGAAGGCACTGGCCAAGCTGTCAGAGATTGTAGGAGACGCACAATGAACCGTGATCCGGCGACCAAGATTCAGTTTGTCTGCGACCAGTGTGTTGGGACAGGTTACCAGCCGGTCAACAGCTATGAGATTGATGCGTGTCCTGAGTGCGACGGCACAGGTTTGATTGATCATCTTCCAAAGCGTCACAGTTATTACGACGACATTCTATATGTGAATGGCGACCGTTATCAGAAGGTGGGTTGAGATGAGCAATGATCTAAAAACCGTGCACGGCAGTCCAAGGGACCGTGGATCGGCGGACAGGTATTATGGTCGGCGTTACAACCCGCATTGGGAGTGGTACAGCGATCATGGCTGTCAGCGCATAGACTCTGAGCACATGACTGTCGAGGAAATTGCCGAGTACAACGAGGGCTGGCATGGCGAGACGGGCGAGAAGGTCTGGTCTGATCCGGAGCCGAGGGAGGACTATTGAAATGAAGACGTATGAAGTGACGATTCGCGCGACGGTGACGAAGACGTATGAGGTTCGTGCTGTGGATAAAGAGTCAGCGGAGGATTTGGCTCATGACATGTTCACTGTGTCTTGTGAGGGGCCGGAGAAGTATCAGCAGGACACCCTTGAAGTAGAGGAGGTAAGCTAATGGCGAGGATCATTGAGGCCGAGTACCATGTACAGGCCACACATTTCTGGGAGATCAAGGAGATTGAGGGGTGGCCGGTTGATGACGAGGGCCAGCCGCGTGATATCAAATCGGCACATGACTTCTACATCAAGTGGGGACTGCTGCATGTGCAGTGGGACAAGGATGGTCACAGGTTCGAATACGAGCCGACGAGCGAGGAGAATGGTGACGGCATGGACTACAAGTGGCCGGACGCCGAGTACGTCGATGGCGAGAGGTTGGACTGATGGAAGAACTACCGCTCGACCATGAGCCTAGCCTCGACCATTGGGCGAAGGGTATCGCCGACGAGGACGTAGCCACCGGCTACCACACAAACTGGGATCATGCCTATGAAGAGGCATGGCACGGGTTGGATGCTGAATACAACTACACCTACGAGTATCAGGGAGAGAGGGTAGAGTGATGAAGAAGGACATCTTGACGGTTCGTTTTATTATGGAACGCGAGTATTGGGTTCAGCCCAAAACAGACGGTCTTGGGGCTTTTGACCTTGGCGACATGATGGTGATGAGCGGCCACAATGTTAATGACACGCTGAAACACGAGTCCGTCTTTGACAAGCCTGTCAGTGCGTTTCGTCCATTCAAGGGCATCCACTTACATGATGCCAATCTGTACAACATCCAGAATTTTCACGACGAACCAGAGCCGTGGCTTCTGAGAGAGATGCACGAGGTTTTGGGTGATTTGTCTGGCACAGGATATTAGGGAGAAGAGTGATGGGTAAGGTAAGTGATTGGCTGATCGGCATGGAAGAAGATGCCGCGTGGATGAGCCGAGATTCGTGGGCCGCGAAGCACGGTGCGACGAATCTGCGAGTCTATGACGAGGTGCAAGAGGACATGACAGGTCAGCGTTCTCCGACGCCTGAGATGTTGCAGGAACAGATCAACAAGCTGGAGGAAATATTCTGTGGGAAAGGCTGACCCCAGACTGATGCATGTGGCCGACGAGGTTCGTCGGCTCATGCGCGAGTTCGGTGATCTCTGTTTTGACGAGGCACCGCAGGATGAAATCGATGCGGCTTGGCGCAGGTACAAATCCGTCAAGCGGCTACAGCAGGAGGGGGTTCAGTATGTCCCAAGATTCTAAGGCTGTTGTTTGCAGCAAAAAATTGAAGTTCAGCGACTGGGATGAGTTCAACGAAAGAGTCGCGCATGTGGCTGAGAACCCCGACGCCATGACATCGCAAGAGATGTTGTCCTCGTACTTTTTGGACAAGGTGTTTTGGGAAAAGTTTGGCAAGGGTCGGCACGAATTGTTTGTGCGTCACTGGGTGATCCGAAAGAAGCTACACAACGGCACCTACAAGAGCAACAGCGGTAAACGGATGGGAAACTACACACCGTTTTTCCGGATAAAAAACAGACAAACAGGGAAGATTCGGCACATTGGCATGGGACTTCTAACAATGGTTCTGGAGCGTGAGATGAAATATCGTCCGAACAGGCGCAACGATCCGGATCGTAATTGGGGGCTACCCGAATGACCCTCGATTCTGATTATGACGAGGAGTCTAAGAAGATCGAGGACGACTACCAAGGCGTCGAGTGCGACCACTGCGGCGAGAGATGCTGGGAACATACCAGCTATTTTGGGGACATTCGTTGCGACGAGTGTGCCTGCGAAGACGAAACCTATAGAAGGGAGATTCTAGGTGAGTGTACATGACAAGCGAGTGACGCGCGAAATGCGTCGGAAGATGTTGGAAGTCCATAACGACCTGAAAAGCATTCGCTGCACAGTCGAAGAGTGCAACGATATGTGGCTGTCTGATCTGGCTAAGATGAACGATATCATCAACTACCTACAAAGGGAGTTCGAGTTCAAGCCGCCGCAGGGTACGGGTGGGTATTACATAAACTATGTTTTTGCAGAGGATGTTCCAGACAAGGACGACGAAGAATGAAGCTGGTCTGGGTTCTGCTTTTAGTCACGGGATACGGTGTCGATGAGTTCGACACCAAGTCTCTGGGCGGCTACGATACTATGGCAGAGTGTCATGTGGCATCGACTCAAACATTTTGGGAAAACATGCCCATCAATCAGGAAGCACTCTGCATCAGAGTGGAGACAAGGATAGATGACGATTGATAAAGGCGACGGAGTAATGGCAAGGCGGCTGGCACACGGCATGTGTCCAAAGTGTCAGACCGCGATACCAAAAGCACCGAGGATCAAGTGCCCTGGTTGCGGACTCGAGATTGTAAGCAACGAGACGCAGGACGAAGATCGTCCTGTCGTCGTTAGAATGAAGGCGGTTTGGAAATGAGTAGAGCGTTTTATATTCATCCATCGGCATGCATGTATGCAGGGGTTCTGGATCCGGATTTTGATTTGATGTTTGGTGGCAGCTTTCCTGCCGATCTGACATTTCAGGAGGAACCCTATCGAGGAAACATTGGTGGCAGCATCAATGGTCCTGTTGTCCGCAACACACAGGTCTATGACCGTCCGGCGATTGGTAGGGTCAGTCCGTGGCCTGAGATTCGCAGGCAATAGCGGATAGCATTGCATGGCATGGGATAATAAAGTATCATATGTCATTTCAGGGAGATTGGACATGAGCGAAGAAACAAAACTGATGCCGGAGGCAGAGGCAAGAACTGTTATGGAGTGGAGCACCGCTGTTCAGGTAATCGACTGGTGCGTTAATGAAGTGCTGTGCACTTTGCACGAATGGCCGGAAGATTTCGAAGACGGTCAGGCAGATAAGGTTATGGAAGCATGGGAACGGATTCTGAGAGGGTGATATGTTTGTTGCGATAATAGCTGTCTGCTTTGCGGCGGATGTAAATGGTCTGCCGGTAAACAAATGCTACATGCGTCAGAGCGATGAGAGTTTTAAAAGTCTGGCTATCTGCGAGGCGTGGTCTTACCGCAACGAGGAGAGTATGTTCCGAGCCATGACATTAGAGTCTACAGAACCAGTGGTTATCAACATTGTTTGCCGAACCGCTGATAAGGAACAGACATGAAACCCCGCGATCCAAGCTGGCGCGACATCCGTCGCCACCACATAGTGCCGGACAAGCGTCAGGATATGCTTGCCAAGATTCACGAGGAAGAGATGCAGGATCGATGCCCGCGCTGTGGAGGTGCTGGTCGGGTTGAGGTTCATGGACATTATCAATGTGCTGCATGTGGCAGCGTGATCGATGACTGCTGCCAAGGAGAATGCGCGATATGACCGACAATGTACTTAGCTTTCCGGTCCACAAAGTAGAAAAAGCCAGAGACCCTGTGCCGCAGGTGTGTGAGGCCGCAGCAAAAAACTTCAAGGAATTAATTATACTTGGTCAGAACGAGGCTGGCGAAGTGCAGATGATAACCACGGTCCACGATCCAGCAGAGATATTTTGGTATTTCGAAGCTGCCCGATTCGGGATCATGCTAGGAGCAACAGACGATGAGTGAAGTTGTAGAAATGATTCGCGTTCAGTTTGATTACATGGACGGCAAGCTGTCGCTGCGAGAGGCGCTGGATGCTTTCGAGGAGTGTGGTTCAGACTGCACTCGCGGGCAACTGGAGAAGATGCTGCGAGAGTCACCGCGCTACAATGTAACAAACATAAAAGAACCGAGGACCGAGGATGAAGTTTAACTATAGGACGGAGCCGTATGCTCACCAGCATGAAGCGCTGGTTCGAAGCTACGACAAACGCAACTACGCTTACTTTATGGAGATGGGATGTGGCAAGTCGAAGGTACTTATTGACAACATGGTGTGGCTCTACGAGCAGGGCTGTATTGACACGGCGGTTATTGTTGCGCCGAAGGGTGTTTATCGCAACTGGGAAACGGCGGAGATTCCCACCCATTTCCCCGAAGCCGTTCCGCACGAGGTTTATGTATGGAATCCGAGTCCCAACAAGTCACAGGCAGAACGTCTTGCAGCCGGTGTTAAAGAGCGTGGTGTCTTCCGCATCCTTCTGGCAAACGTGGAAGGGTTTGCGACTAAGAAGCTGCCAGCTTTTGTGGATAAGTTCACACAAGGCAGCACGTTCTTACTTGCTGTTGATGAGTCCACTACAATCAAGAACCCCAAAGCCAAACGCACTAAGACGCTGGTCATCTTCGGTGCAAAGGCTGCATATAAAAGGATCCTGACGGGATCACCGGTAACCAAGTCACCTTTGGATTTGTATGCACAATGTGGATTCATGGACAAGCGGCTGCTCGGGTTCGATTCGTTCTATTCTTTTCAAGGTAGGTATGCGATCACGCGAACGCAGCGGATGGGGTCGCACAGTTTCAATCAGGTGGTGGGCTATCGGAATCTGGAAGAGTTATCAAACAAGCTGCTGACGTTTTCGTATCGCGTAACGAAAGACGAGGCGCTGGATCTTCCGGATAAAGTCTACACCACACGCAATGTGTCACTGACCAAGCAGCAGATCGAGCACTACCACTCGCTCAAGAAGGCTGCGATTGCGATACTTGAAAGTGGTGAGTTGGTTTCGGCGCCCGCTGCTATGACGCAGTTGATCAGGCTGCAACAGCTACTGTGCGGGCATCTGGTAACAGACGACGGCGAACTGGTCGAGATTCCCAGCAACAGGATTACGGCGCTGCTGGACTGTATTGAAGAGATGACTGGTAAGGTTATTATCTGGTCCAGGTTCCGCTACGACATCCGCAAGATTGAAGCAGAGCTAAAGAAAAAGTATGGACCAGAAAGCACAGTCACATACTTCGGCGACACGACCAGTGACCAGCGCGAGGAGGCAAAGAAACAATTCCAGACAGGTGATGTTCGGTTCTTTGTTGGCAACCCGCAGACCGCTGGCATGGGTCTGACACTGCATGCTGCAACGAACGTGGTTTACTATGCAAACGACTTTAATCTCGAGAGTAGGGTGCAGTCAGAGGATCGAGCGCATCGGATTGGTCAGCATCATCCTGTTCTATACGTTGATCTGATGGCTCCGCAGACTGTGGATGTTCACATTGTGAAGACGCTTCAGAAGAAGATTGAACTGTCGGCTGCTGCTCTGGGTGAAGAAGTCCGGAGATGGTTGGAACTCTCCCCCCGTGCCAATGACGATTAGAAGCCTTTTCGATGATGGCCTGATGTTGAACTGTTAAAGAAGAGTAAAGCTGATGAGGGTACAAAGCACATCTCCCCGTCCCGGGTTCCACATACAGAAGACGTACGCCCATCTTTCTTTGCTTGGGTTTAAGTTTTCGAGATATGTAAGATCCGTTTTCTCTTTGCGCTGCTTTTTTGACATCGAACAGGTGCAGTTTGCCGTCGGGCGCAAGAGCAATCAGGTCTATTGGACCCTGAGACATGACCGGTTGGTAGACATAGCACCCTTGTTGTACCAACCACGCGGCGGCAATAAGCTCACATTGAGCGCCGTCACGGATTCTATGATCTATTCCCATTGAATGCTTGACTCCCTCGCATTGTATGGGGTAAGTTTCCCTTAATCTTCGTATAAAATCAAGGAGAAGAACGTGGACAAGACGAAGTACAAATCTGTTGCAGTGTCGATAGAGATTTACAAAAAGTTACAGAAGCTGGCAGAGGACAGCGACAGAAGTGTGAGTCGTCAGATTGCACACATGGTCAAATTACAGGAGCAGCAGAAAGCTGCTTGACCATAAAAGTTTGCCGGTGTATCACACTGGCCGCAGCCCGCGCTTACCTCCGTGGGCAGGGCTGCACCACCACCCGAAGGGGTTAAACTTTTTACCAGAAGGAGAGAGTGATGAGCGATGTGTTCTCGCTATTTGAAGAAGAGGCAGTCAACGCCGACAAGTTTGACAACGTGCAGAAGGAAGGCGCAAGCGACCTTTCCAATCTGATCCGTCGATCCCTCGAGATTGATAAGCAGATCGCAGATGCAGAACAGTTTCTGAAAGATCTGAAATTTAAAAAGCGCAAGATCAACGAAGAAGATATTCCAATGCTCATGGAAGAGATGGGCATGGACAGCGTCACCGTGGATGGTAACAAGGTTACTCTGCGGCAGTTCGTTCACGCGCGGATTACAGAGGACAAGCGCAATGAAGCGTTCGGTTATCTGCGATCCATTGGCGAGGGTGACATCATCAAGAATGATGTGACGATCTCGTTCTCAGCAGGACAAGACAACATGGCTGGCTCGGTGGTCGAAGACCTCCGGCAACAGTACGGTCTTGATCCATCACAAAAGACTCACGTACATCCGTCCACCCTGAAGGCGTGGGTCAAGAACAGAATCGAAGCCGGCAAAGAGTTGGACTTCGACACGTTTGGGGTTTTTGTTGGCACAGAAGCCAAGATTTCAAGGAGCTAGTGATGGAAGACGTAAGAACTCTTTACAGAACAGACGCCCCGGATACGAGCATCGAGGCTGCACAAAGTATAGACCCGACAAAGCTAGAGGGTCTGGTGCTGCGGGCGATAAAGTCCAGCCCGAACGGGTGTATCTCGGATGATGTTAGAAGGTTCTGCAAGGAAAACTACAACATCAAATCTTATTCCTCGGTGACAGCAAGGTTTGCTTCTTTGGCGAGGAAGGGACTGATTAGGTACACGGGTGAAAGAAGGCCCGGTGCCAGTGGGAGAGGCCAGCGAGTTATGGTGGCTAATCTTGATAACAACATCGAACAAGTGATGGGGAACTAAAATGGCTGGTAAGGTTCGTTTCGATATAGAAAGCGATTACAGCCGGCACGAGGTTGATCCGTGGGATCCTGTTCCCTTCCGGATTCTTGCAGAGAAAAAGCTGCAAGATGTGGGGTGGGAAAAGTCACACACCAACCTAGTGGCTGGTCTTCTTCAACGACTCTACCACTGTGAAGCGGCATCTCGTATCGAGATTGACGATTTCTGGTGGCGTTTCACACATGAACTTGACTTCGATATCGAAGAACAAATCAAGGGGAACTAAAATGGCTGGTACAGCAGTAGCAGATAAGAAAGAAACCGCACCGTCCACAATCTTTGCTGACATGGCAGAGTTTGCAGGCGAGGGCATGGATTCAATTGGTACAGAGGATATGCAGATTCCGTTCTTGCGGATTCTCCAGCCTCTGTCGCCAGAAGTGCAGAAGGGTGACGCCAAGTTCATTAAGGGCGCATCCGCAGGTGACCTGTTCAACACCGTTACTCAGCAGGTCTGGGACGGCGAGGAAGGCGTAGTAGTTATTCCGTGTGGGTACACCGTTAAGTACCTCGAGTTCGGATTGCGTGAGGCTGGTGGAGGTTTCCACGGTGAGTTGGATCCTAATTCACCGGACGTGAAGAACACCACACGCAATGGCGCGGCAGAAATACTACCGTCGGGTAATGAGCTTGTCCGTTCGGCACAGCATCTTGTGTTGCTTGTTGATCTTAAAACGGGTCATACACAGCAGGCGATCTGTGACATGAAGAAGACACAGTTGAAGGTGTCTCGTCGCTGGAATACGCAGATGCGTATGGTGCAGTACGAAGGACCACAAGGTCTGTTCAACCCACCGATGTGGGGCACTGCCTGGAAGATGACGGTGATCTCGGAAAGCAACGACAAGGGTACGTGGTACAACTATGGCGTGTCTCGTGTCGAGCCGACCGAAGTTCCAAGTTCCGCGTTTCACGCTGCGAAGGCGTTCTTCCAGTCTTTCCGGTCCGGTGATGTAAAGACACAAGCTGGTACACAGGATGAAATGAACAAGCAGTCGAACGCTGCATCCAGCAACGCGGATGACGATATCCCATTTTAATTCCGCCGGGGATTGATCCGTAGTACAGGGGGCTGCGGCAAGATTAACAGATCCGGCGGGCTGGTACCTTTCTCAGTTAAAGTTGTCTGTTAATCACCCCCTGCCTTTTTTTATGGGGGCAGGTATGAACCTAGCACAACGGTTCATGGCTGCGTTTGAAGGATTCAGCGCAGCACATGGACAGACACAAATATCAGAAGAACGTCGAGCCGGTAAGCAGAAGGCCAAGTCCTTTATCGTACGTCAGCCGCTCACGCTTGAACTTATTGAAGGGCATCTTGCCGGCGCCAAGGGTGTTGGCTCGATCCCGATTAAGGAAAACAACAAGTGTTCCTTTGGTGCACTCGACATCGATCAGTACCCGCTCGACCTTGTGGCGATAGACAAGAGGCTACGAGACAATGATATCCCGGCTGTGGTCTGCCGTTCGAAATCAGGTGGCGCACATATCTTCTTCTTTTTCACAGAGGAAATTGGCGCTGGTGAGTTCCGTGACAAGGCGGGTGAGATCAGTGCCTTTCTTGGCTACGGGGGCTGCGAAGTGTTCCCAAAGCAGGAGCAGCTTCTGGTCGAGCGTGGTGATGTTGGTAACTTTATCAACCTTCCGTACTTTGATTCGGAACAGACGATGCGTTACGCCATTAAGGAAGATGGCGATGAAGCAGAGATCGAAGAGTTCTTAGCGCTTGTCGAAGCTCGACGGTGTACTCCAGACGCTTTCGTTACACTGTCCCTTGGGCGCAGCCTCGACGAGTTTATGGAATACCCACCGTGTATGCAGAGTCTGTTCTCGGATGGCGTACCGGAGGGCACACGGAACATCGTAATGTTCGGCACGTGCGTGGCGTGTAAGAAAGAGCAGCCAGAAAATTGGAAGGGCAGGCTCGAAGAGATCAACATGTCTCATGTGCAGCCTCCACTGCCTGCATCCGAGATGGTGATCATCCAGACACAACACGAGAAGAAAGAGTACGGTTTCCCCTGCCAGCAGGAGCCGTTCAAGTCTCGCTGCAACAAGACCCTGTGCAAAACGAAGCAGTTTGGAATCGGTGGTGGCAGTGCCTCCGCCGACATCACGGGCCTGTGCGTCGTCAAGTCAGAGCCACCTGTCTGGTTCTGCGACGTTGATGGCAAGCGCGTGGAGTTGATTACCGAGGAGCTACAGACACCACAGAAGTTCCAGAAGGCATGTATGGAACAGATCCATCAAATGCCTCCGCTAATGAAGTTGGGCGACTGGCAGGCTATGGTCACGATGCTGATGTCCGACATGAGCGAGATCGAGGTGCCGGAGGAACTGACATACAAGGGGCAGTTCATGGACTTCCTCGAAGAGTTCTGTACCGGCAGGGTTCAAGCTGCGAGTCCCGAGGAACTAGCACTGGGCAAGCCGTGGACCGAGGATGGGCTGACCTACTTCCGTATCGAGTCCCTGATCAAGTACCTGCGTAACAACCGCTTCGACACCTACAGCCGTGGTCAGATTCAGGAGCGTCTGAAGGAACTGAATCCAGATGCGAAGGCATCTGGGGCGAAGAGCTTCAAGGGTTCGGATGGTCAGTGGAAAAAGATTCGTGTTTGGCACATCCCGGCATTCAGTCCCGAGGTCGAAGCTCCGGATATCGACATACAAGGGGAGGACATTCCGTTCTGATGGAAAAGGCAATCTTTGGCCCACCAGGCACAGGCAAGACAACCACCCTCCTCAACATCGTGGACGAGGCGCTGCAAGGCGGCATGGATCCGACGCGCATTGCGTTTGTTTCGTTTAGTCGCAAGGCCGCAGACGAGGCGCTGGCTCGTGCAAAAGAAAAGTTTGGCTACGACGAGAAGCAGCTTGTCTGGTTCCGCACCCTGCACTCGATGGCGTTTCGGTATCTTGGCCTGACGACAACAGACGTGATGAAGGGCGCGGACTACAACGATCTTGGCAAGGCGCTCGGACTCGAGTTCCGGTCACACGCTGCGCTGAAGATGGAAGACGGTCCGATGTTTGCTACTGGTGTCGGCGGCGATGCGTACATCAACATCATCAGCAAGGCGCGGGCGGCAGAGATCCCCGCCGAGCGGGAGTTCGACATATCTGCCCACTGGAGCATGAGCCGGCAGCAACTGCGGCTGGTTGAGAATGCACTGGCACGATACAAAGATGTGCACGACAAGGTGGACTTCGTCGATATGATCGAGCAGTTCATCCTCGGTGGCGAAGGCCCGAACCTCGACCTGCTGATTGTGGACGAGGCACAAGACCTGACACCAATGCAGTGGCGCATGATTCGAGAGGTTCTAGTTCCACGGTCCAAGGTCGTCTATTACGCGGGCGACGATGACCAGTGCATCTATTCGTGGATGGGTGTGGACGTGAAGGACTTCATGAACGCATCTGAGAACGTCACCGTTCTGGACAGATCGTATCGTCTACCCAAGCCGATCTACGACGTGGCTCAGAGCATCATCCGCCGTGTAGCAGTGCGACAAGATAAAAGCTGGGATCCGAACGATCACGCTGGCACCGTTAAGTTCCATCATGATATTATGAACGTGGACCTACGAACTGGTGAGTGGCTTATCCTTGGCCGTACAAATCACATCGTCAACAAAGTCGCCGCCTCTCTTAAAGATCAGGGCTTCGTCTTCTGGCGCGAGGGTTCGGGTTGGTCCATCTCCCCGAAAACACTGAACGCGCTGGAGGTATGGATCCGATTATGCAGAGGCGAAAAATTTACCCCACTGGAGATGAAGACTTTTGGCTCGTACTTGAGGAAGGAAGTTATCAACCGCCAGGGGAAAAGACGCTTCAACAATTTAGACCCCGAGATCGCCTACTCTCTCGACGAACTTATCGAGAACTGCAACATGCTCGTATCGCGCGAGATGCACTGGACCAAGGTTCTTCGGGCCTCGGAGAAGGAGGCACTGTACATAGCCTCTATTCGGAGGAGTGGCGAGAAGATTCTGGGGGATGCGAAACCGAGGATCCGTCTATCGACGATTCACAAAGCAAAAGGTGGCGAGGCGGATAACGTCTTACTACTGACCGAAACCACAAAGACCTGTGACAAGAACGACCCGGACGATGAGGCGCGGGTGTTTTATGTCGGCGCCACTCGCGCCCGACAGAACCTGCACGTCGTTGAATCCGGCAAAGTGAGGTATGCAATATGAAGAACAGAGAACACTTCTTGCGGGAAGCAGAGGAACTAATCAACGGTCCGAGGGCCGAGGATTACGGGCCAGCGTTGGTAAACCACGAGCGGATTGCTACGATCTGGAACGTGCTGCTTCGTTCCAAGTTACTGGACAAGATCACGCCGACAGAAGTGACGGCGATGATGATCGGCCTGAAGCTTGCCCGCCTTGCCGAGGACATGCACAAGGACGATTCGTGGGTAGATATCATAGGTTATGCCGCTCTGGGAGGAGAGATTTCTAACGATGAAAAAGAAACATCAGTTTGACATCTTCGACGCAGAAGACCTGAAACGTGTAGCGGCGTCAGGGGTTGAGGGAACGTGGTCTCCACCGTCCAACTTCCCTGACCTAACGCAGTTTGATCGGATTGCCATCGACCTTGAGACTCGAGATCCAAACCTTACTCGTCTTGGGCCGGGTTGGTGCCGAGATGATGGTTACGTCATTGGCTACGCTGTAGCCGCTGGGGATTTTGTGGGGTATTATCCCGTGCGTCACGAAGGCGGCGGGAATATATCAGAGAAGAAGGTAGTCAACTGGCTGAAGAAACAACTGGCTACACCGCACATCGATAAGATTATGCACAACGCACTGTACGATCTGGGTTGGCTACGCTGGGCGGGCATCGAAGTACAGGGTCGGGTGATTGATACGATGGTTGCAGCGCCGCTGCTCGACGAAAACCGTCGGTACTACAACCTGAACAGCCTGGCTCGTGACTATCTCAGTGAGTTTAAAAACGAAAAGCTGCTGCGTCAGGCGGCGGATGTGTTCGGTGTAGATCCCAAGTCTGGCATGTGGCAACTACCCAGTCAGTTTGTTGGCCCGTATGCCGAGCAAGATGCTGCTGTTACTCTGCGACTGTGGGATCGTTTGGAACAGGAATTGCGTGACGATGAATGCACAGGCATCTTTGAACTAGAGTCGTCGTTGACCCCGCTGCTGCTAGACATGAAACAGACTGGTGTCCGTGTTGACGTAGATCGAGCAGAGCAGGTGCGAAAAGAACTGAAGACTAGAGAGTCAGTTTTACTTAAAGAAATAAAGGAAGAGACCGGCGTCCTTGTAGAGCCTTGGGTTGCCACATCGATAGCAAAGGCGTTCGACGCGCTTCGGCTCACGTACGAAAGGACAGAAAAGTCTAATGCGCCCGCTTTTACAAAAGCTTTTCTTGCGAATCACGAGCACCCTGTCGCACAGAAGATCGTACGCCTTCGCGAGTTTAACAAAGCCAACACGACATTTATCGAAACTATACTCGAGCATTCTCATAACGGGCGTATCCATTGTGATTTTCACCCTCTTCGTTCAGATGAAGGGGGCACAGTTACCGGACGATTTTCTTCGTCCAACCCGAATCTCCAGCAAATCCCGGCACGAGATCCAGAAATAAAAAAGATGATTCGCGGACTCTTCATACCAGAGGAGGGGCACAAGTGGGGATCGTTTGACTATGCATCTCAAGAGCCACGGTGGCTGGCCCACTACTGTGCGTCACTAAAAAACCCACACCCCATGATCGAAGAAGTTGTACAAGAATACCACGAAGGCGCTGCCGACTTCCACCAGAAGGTGGCAGACCTAGCAGGAATCAGTCGCAAAGAAGCAAAGACCGTGAACTTGGGTATCATGTACGGCATGGGCAAGAAGAAGCTGGCCGGTGTCATGGACATCGAGGTGGACGAGGCGACCGAACTGCTGGGCAAGTACCACGACAAGGTGCCATTCGTGAAAGGCATGGCAGACCTTGCCATGCGTCAGGCAGAAAAGAACGGGTTTATCCGCACCGCTCTGGGACGAAAGTGCCGGTTCAACATGTGGGAGCCAAAGATGTTCGGCTACCACAAGCCTCTGCCACTCGAAGAAGCCGCCAAGGAATATGGCGGACGTGGGGCAATCAGGCCGGCATTCACATACAAGGCGCTGAACAAGCTGATTCAAGGTTCAAGTGCCGACCAGACAAAGAAGGCGATGGCGGTGTGCTATTCAGAAGGATTCACACCAATCCTCACGGTGCATGACGAATTGTGTTTTAACGTGAACTCTGATGAACAGGCAGCGCGGATCAGTGAAATAATGTCAACTTGTGTGAAGGGGCTGAAGGTTCCCTTCGATGTGGATACAGAGCTTGGCAACAACTGGGGTGAGGTGGGATGAGAAAGTTTCGTTACCGTCCCGCCATCGCCAACGGCAACCCGGTTGTTCAGTTCCTGTTCAAGGAGATGCACAAGCAGCGTTGCTGTCAGATGGATCTGTCAGAGCGGGTTGGCCTGCACCGCGACACACTGCGTAAGTGGCGCACGACGCACACCCCCAGGATCAGTGACATGGAAGCAGCGCTGAACTACCTCGGCTACACGCTGAGGGCTGTGCCTATCAGGGAGAAGAAGTGATGCAAAACTGTTTTGCTTGTGGCGGAAAATTAATCTGGGGCGGTGATCACGACATTGAAGACGACGAGGACTACTTCATCGTCTCTAACCTGTCATGCCCTGAGTGTAAGGCGTTCTATCTTATGTATCACCCAACGCCGCCATCCGATGAGACAAACGAGACGCCCGATTCGGAGTCTGTTTAGCCCACTTCGAGTCCAACATCTGACGACTGGCCTCTGCCCAGTCCTTAGAATCGACTGCCGCTTTCATTTTTTTGAAGCCTGTTAGCCGAGGACGGCCTAATTGGAAGCACATGTTTGCGATGATCAATTGTAGCTCTTCCGATAACTCGTTGAAATCACTATACAATAATTCGCAATCTCGTACAGTTCGTTGGATGTCCTCGTGGAATAGTTCATCGACGTGCTCCTGAGAGACCTCTGAGCCGACTTCAAAGCCGTAAAGCTCGTCATTTTCAGTAATTAGGTGACCAATTCCGACGGTGGGGTAGCCAAGATGGTCCAAATAGATTTCGAGCTTGCATCCTTCGTCGGCGGCTAGCTCTTTTTGTAACTGTTCTAAGTTCATGGTCCAGTCCTTGTGGCTATCAGTTGAGTTCCCGGGTTAAGACCAGCCAACGCCTGTCGCGTTTGCGGGCTGGTGGTTGTGGGTACGGGGGCTGCCGTCGTTGCCGGAGGAGCAACGCTAGAGGGAGATGGCGCCCCCGTGTTCGATGTGATTGGTGCAACCTCAGAAACGTCCAAGGTCCGAGGATCCTCTTCCTCTGGCTGATTTACGGGTTCGCCAAGACGACGGTTCTTAAACTCTCTCGCAATTTGACGAAGCTCGAACCGGGGAAGTCTGTTACCATTTTCTCGAACCCGCTTTTCAATATCTCGACTGGGAACAAACGGGACAAACTCTCCACGCATTAACTCTCTAGCGTTTGCCACACCATTTTTTTGGAGTGCGCGTCGTATGTCACGGTCACTCATGCCCATTCGTTTCATGTTTTGAACAAAACGATACATGTTGTTCGCTATTCTATACCTAGCTTCGTTTGCATCGCGATAGGTTTGAATGGCGTTTTCAGGATCAAGCGTACCCTTTGTAGAAACCGCTGTGTTAAAAATCTGCGCTGCGGTTTGTCTATCTCTACCATACTCATAACCACGAAACAGGAGCATGTTGTCAGGCTTAACTTCAGTTTCGGTAATACCGCTTAATGATCTAAATATTTCCTGTGCGATACGCCGTTCATTCCCTGCTGGATCAGTGGTGTCTTCAGCAAAAGCTCTGGCTAAACGTCCAAGCTCAATACCCGGAGCCTGAGTTTCTTTCTTCTGTCCCTTAACGTCAGCGAAAAGCTTAACAGCGCCCGGCACAAAAGCACTGCTTATGTGAGCCATGCTTTTCAAAGCTATGTCCCCCGGAGTATCTGCTTCCGGGCGATAAACTTTTGCACCAGTGGCTGTGCGTCCATTCCTAATTGTCACATCTAAAAGTTTTTCAGACAAAATAGCTTCTCCCGCGAATGGGGAAAAAATCTCTGAAATCACGTTTAAAGCGGCGTCAGTAGCAATAGCGGCGGAACTTTTACCCATCTCCTCGCCCTTACTGACAGCGTTGAGGATGGCTCTGGCGGGTTGATTTAAGTAAGCGTACGGATTTGTATAGCTGTAATTCACGTATCCAGTCACTACGTTCTCTGCGTTTTCGCGTTCCCGTATACTGGTTGGAAGAAGTATAGATGTTTTTTCCCACGGCATTCCGTTTTCTCTAATAGCATCCATCTGTTCTTGCGAAACGCCGGCTAAATCCATAGCCATTTTTTGTATCGCCGTAGGAGCTATTACCGTAGTGCTTGTAAAACCTAAAAGCCGGCGCATGCCTATTTCACGTATAGCCTTGTGCTCTGAGGCTAGTTCATCCAGAGACATTTTTAAGGTGTTCGCACTGGTACGAATTATTTCAGCGGGGAACGCTATAAAGTTTCCGACGGGTAACTTGCGTATTTCTTTAATAACCTCGGGAACACGCTCGTAATTAGGTACTGTGTTTTTTACTATGTTGGCTGCGTATTCATCTATTGCTTGGTTCGTAGCACGTCGTATGGCCGAAGCGCTGTCCGGCGCATCCTGTGCAGCGCGCCTAGCTAACTCTACAAATGCCTCATTACCCAAAACTGCTCGTGCAGCAAGATTTGCATTACCCCCGAAGCCGGAGAGAAGTTTGTTTTTTTCAAACTCAAAATTGTAGACTTTCCAAATATCATCGCCGCCTTGGTATAAATCACGCATACGACGATTGATGCTTCCTAAAAAAGCGCCTGGCTTGCCTCGTTGAAAAGTCTGTTTGAAACTACCGCTTGTTGGAATACCAGCAGCATCTTCGGTGGCTCCTTTGGTGCCACCAAAACCCTCACCAATCAAACGATCAATTTCTTTAAGCTGCGCCTGATTTCCGACCACACCAACTCGTTGAAGATTCGAAAAGTATCTTTCTTTGTCCGGTCTTTTTCGAATGCCGTCCCAAACCACACCAACAGAATCAAATAAGTTTGCTCCACTTCCCACGTTTCCTTGTGCAAGAGCAAACAAACTTGAAGATGTTACGTTTCGAATTTGCGTGACCGGAGACAAGACAGTCGCAGCATATTGCGTGATACCCTTTCCCTTCAAAAAGGCCGAGTAAGAAGCCCGCATAACTTGCGCCATGTCATTTGTATGCGCCTTGGTTTGCATACTGATGTTTTTATACACATCGTTCCGCGCAAAGCTGCCTTGGAGCGATCCGAATCCTTCACCTAGTTCCGTATAATCTGCATCTCGAATGGAACGAGGAAGTCTTTTAGCTGCTTCCTGAGACACAAACATCCCTGACGAATCGTCAAGAAGATCTGAACCAATGTATTTGTAAAACCTATCGGTTGCCACAAACTCAGCCATGTCCGCGACAGTAGTTGTTAAAGCTTCAATAGGATCTTTAACCTCTCCGAGAAGACGACGAAGCATTTCATTGTTAGCTTGACGGCTTTTAAACAGACCTGTGCGGAGCCTGTTTTTGGCTACGGTCTGAGCAGCTTGATTACCTGCACTTTTTAAAAACCTGCCCGAGTATTGAGACACAAAGGCATCTGTTAAACGTTCGGCAGCGTCACGGGTGAGAACTTCTTTTCCGCCTTCCGTTATAATATCAACGCCTTCATCAAGAACAACATCGATCTCTTCGGATATGTTTCTAGCTGCGCCGGGAGCGCTTTGAAAATAATCTATGGTGTCGAGTCTGTTTTGTTTAAACTGCTCTGAACCGATGTAGTTTTTATCTTCAAATATTTTGTATCGCCGCCGCAAGTACGAGCCGATTTGTCTTTGAATAATTTCAGCAGCCTCCGCCTCCTGTCCTACAAGACCTTCTCTTGTAAGGTAGTCAGAAGAAAGAATCTGCTTTGACAAACGATCTACCTGAACCCGTGCTTTTCTTGCAGCGCTTTGCATTTCATCAGGCAGCATTTTTAACGGAGGTATGCCAAGATTCTTGGCCTCCTCCATAAACGCATCTTCTTTAGTCAGGTAGGAGTAAAATCGATTAAGAGCCTCTTCCTTGGCAAGAGGTGACCCATCTGCCATAACATTTTCTGAATTTTTCAAAGAGGCGTCTATGCCCTCTTCAACTTGAATGATTGTTCTAGCAACCTGACCTATTTCAGCATCCACCTCTCCACGAATAGCAGTTTGTTTTTCAAAAGCTTCTTGAGAAAGATAGCCTCTGGATCTAAAGGCAGATAAAAACCCTTCAACCATTGGATGTTTGTCAGCTAGTTTAACAACACCAGAGCTTATTGCAGTGCCTGCTTTTAACGCGCCTTTGGCAACAGGGGATGCAACAGGGGCAAGTCCTTTTGCAACTCCCTTACCTGCGAAACCTAATGTACGAAGAACAGGATCAACCGCAGCCGTGGCTCCAACTGCTTCAAGACCAACTTTTAATTTATTACCTATTTTTGCGGCAGCGGCTTCGCGACCCTCTAAGCCAACTGTTTCGGTGGTCTGTGTGATACCGCCACCAAAGAAATCACCGATTGTGGTGACTCCGTCTGTTGCTACAACTGCATCTGTAACTCCAGCAGCGCCAATCTGAGACGCTTTTTGTGCAACTCTGGACATGGCTTGCACACGGCCAAGCCTACCTACAATTCCGGCAGCGAACAAGCCAGGAACTACAAACTGAGTTACAACCTCGGCTATCTCTCCGGCTGCTCCCTCTGGATCAATACCACCCATCTCTCTAACGGTGTTGGCAAAATCAGTGACATCCTGCGTGTAGTCCGTGTCAAAAGCAAGATCAACAAGAGAAGCACCAAGCTCTCCGACACCTTGTGGAATCGCAATAAGACCAGAGGCTATACCCTCTGCAATTTCTTGCGTCGTGGATTCTTGTTGTGCAGGACTTGTTGTTGGCGTTTGCCCACCCGCCGCCACAAGAGCAGCAGCGGCTTCCCTAGATGTCCCATCTGGAAACTCGTACTCAGAGCCAAAAAAACTATGTGTGACTGCCACAAGTTTTCTCCACTACTGACTTCTTGCGATATAGCCAGTAATCCAAGTATCTAAAGCTTTATCATCGCCATTCGACGCATCGAACACCGCGCCAAGATATCCTAAAAGATCTGCATCTGAAACAGTGGACGAAAGATTTACTTCTGTTGGGTTTTCTGGATTTATTTTCATAGCAACACTGTCTTGAAGTCCATCTATTGCAGTTTGTTTATTGTTGGTGTTTTTAATTATGTCCCGAAGAAATCTTCCGCTAGTGTCTACGCCTGTGCCTTTTGAGCCAACCAGCGCTTTTTCTGCCATCCCGTGCGCCCAGACAAGACCTTGAGTAGTCCACTCACCTTCGTCATCCGTATATCCAAGACTTTGTCCTATCTTGACTAGATTGGGCTGCGCTTTCCATTCATCTATTGCAAGCATTTTAGTTTTATACAACTCATCACTGTCTAGTTTGTCTTTTCGATAGCTTGCATCCGACTCAAGTCGAGCAATATCTATTTTATTTCTGGCTATCGCTGACGCAAATTGAAACTCCAGAGTTTGACCTGCTATGGCGTTTCTTGCTGCCGCAAGTTCTCGAGCAGTGTTGTCACGGAATTGTGCAAGTTCTCGAGCAGTAAGATCTTGTCGAGCCGCATTCGCAGCGTTTTGTTTCAACGCATTCACACTTTGATTGTAGCTGTTAATCATCTGTGCTGTGGCGATTGAAGCATCTTTTTCGTCTTTAATCATCGTACGAAGAGTTGCTCTATATTCTTTTCTTTGTGCCTCATCCTTGGCATCAATACGAGCAGTATCTTTAGCATATCCCTCTAGTCCGAAGGACAAACCTTTGGCAACATTTGTCAAAGCATTTTCTGACTCACCTGCTGCAATCGCAAGACCAGCACGAGTTAGATTCATCCAGAAAGAATTCTTTCGATCTTCTTCCGCCTCGTTAGGGTCAAAGCCCATTATTTCTTTGGCGCGCTTTTCGATATCACTCAAACTAACTTCTTCTGGCTCAACTCTTTCAGCGTACTCTACGCCGAAGTCAGCAACGTCTTTCTGAGATTCTGGCTGCCCACCACTAGGGCCAACTCTTTGCCCTGCTGTGCCTGTGGTTAGCAAATTCATTTCTGTTGAGCTATCTCCGCCGCCACGAATGTTAGCAAGTTCCCCTTCCAACGCCGCGTTGCTTTTCTTTGCCGCTTCAATTGCCGGGTCCACAGTAGAAACTGTTTTCTCTGGCTGATCAGTTTCAGTGGCCTCTTCTTTTTTGGCGGTGTCTGATTTTGGTACAAAACCCGCATCAAGACCTGCGTTTTCACCAGGGTCTACACCCGGTGCAGCAACAGGAGGAGTTTCAGATAAAGCTTCGCCGCCGCCCAACGCCATGATCCTTTGCCTTTCGGCGAACCTAGCAGCCTCCGACTGACCTTGCTCATCTTGTGCAGCCGCCGCTTGTCTTTCCCGAATCTCAGCTTCTCCGATCTTGGGGAAAGCTGTGCCCAGCAAACTTGTTTCAGGGGGCGTATCCATAAGAGGCTGTGCTGAAGTCCTCGCCGCTCTAAGAATATCCAACGGACTACCGTCAGAAAACATGTTTCCAAGATTAACATCGCCCACTTGAAAGAATGGACCCGAGTCGTAACGCGGTCCACCCATACGAGCAACCGTTTCTGCCCGTTGTTGTTGAGCCGCTGAAATTTCCGCTCGTTGTTGTGGCGTCATAACGCTGGAGGGCGCCACTGGCTGCCCCCTACCTGCCGAAAAAACAGAGTCGGGCATAGTACGTGGGGACGAAGTTGTAGATGACACGGAAGGCGCCGAAGAAAAAATCCGACCAAGACCAGCCCGCACATCTGTAGGCAGCATCGCCAAATCCTCAAGCAGCGTACGGTTTTGTGTGTTTACGCTTGTACCGCGCTGCGCCCGCATTGGTTTGTTCTGCGCCATCGCCTTCTGCGCTGCCGTCATCAACGGAGCAGAAGAGGCCAAGATCCCAGTTGCACGTTTCGCGGCCCGTGGATCACGAAACATCTTGCGGTAAAGAGGATTCATCACGCAGTCGCCCTTTGTCCGAAGTTAAACAGGTTGCCAATACCACCCGCCTGACCGGCAGCACCGAGGCCCGCGATTCCAAGACCAAGGATCTGGGACATTGCGCTAGGTGGTGGTGACATAGTCTGCGAGGTTGTTTGTTGCAGAGCCGGTACACCTTGGAAGATGTCTGACATAAATCCAACTTGCTGGAATGGAAGCTGCTGCTGTGCCAACAGATTCTGCTGACCAATGTTAAGACCGGTCTGAGCCTGCTGCTGTTGTAGCCCGCCGATTCCGAGCAATGTGTTGATGTCTTGAACGCCGCCCGCTTGTGCCATTTGACCAAGGCCACCAAGTCCTTGAGCCAGAGCACCGCCAAGCTGTGCTTGTTTCAACTGCTGCTGCGCCGCCTGACTGGCAAGCTGCGAGGCTTGCGAAAACCCGGCACTGCGAAGACGCTCACCTGTACGCGCTTGCTGCTCCAGTGTGTTGCGGCCAATCTCCCCTTCGAGGACAGCTTGACGTGACCCGCCAAACGCTCCTGCACCACGCGCTTTTGCTGCTGCTGCAATTTGCTGCTGCTGACCCTGTCTACCAATATCCGCCTGTGCCCGCTGAACAACGTCATCGAGATACGGATCCATATAGTCTTGATACGCTGTCGGCGACATGCCTGCGCCGGCTGCGGTCTGCATCGCTCCTTGAATACCAGCTTCTGCCTGCTGCAAGAACGGCTGGTAGGCACCCACACCAGACAAAGCCGCCTGTATCGCCTGCTGCTGACCTTCTTGTAGTTCTGCCTGCTGCGCTGGCGCATACGGCATAGTAAGGCCGAGGCCACCCTCGCTTGTCGGCTTGAAGAGTCCTTGGGCCGAGGTCAGCAGATTTGCCAGATACTGTTCCTGAAACTCAGGAAGTCTGGTTTCTTGAATTACGGTTTGTGTAGACATTATGCAGAAGCCTCCAACTCGGCCATCATATCATACATACGTGCGGCACCGATATCTCTATCTCCACCACCCGCACCACGCACGGCCTTTGCTGTTACGACGAACTCACCGTCCGACAGACGTGCAGGCACTGAATCAGAAGTGCCGGTCCCCGGACCGTGGACTTCGCCGCCATGCATATAGTTATAGTTCGATATCTCGCGCTGATATGCTGCAAGATCTTCTGGATCAGTTAGCTGGTACACATCGCCGGTCTCACGCGACCGAGAAGTGATGTCGAACATCTCACCCTTCGGGAACGGGCGCTCGGCTTGTTTTTCTTCTTCCTCTGTCATGCCAAGAAGACCAAGTGCACCGAGACCTAAACCAGCAGTAAGCAGCTTGTTCTCACTGGCAAAGTTGCCAAGGGCGCTCATGATGCCAGACCCTTGACTGGATGACGCTACATCAGACGCCGCTGCCGCCGCTGTATCCCCGGCGGCACCTTGAGTAAATATACCGGGTGAGGCTGAAGCAGGCACAGAAGTAACAGGCGCACCGGTAAGACCGAAACCAGCGGCAGCTTCACTGCCAACGAAACGTGGCATAAAACCACCACTTGCTGCCGGCGCAAACCCCGCTGCACGGCCCGCGTATCCAAGGGTGCCGCCGATAAGGGCTGTCTTCAACGCATCCTCAACATCCTGTCCCGCTGCAAGACCCCCGATTCCAGAACCGATGGCCGCACCCATCGGACCACCAAGACCAAAGCCAATCGTCCCGCCAATAACAGGTGCTGCTTTCTTTAAGGCTTTTGTAAGATTCTTAAACAGGCCCATCAGGTAACCACCTTCACTGTACCACTGTCATTATACAGAGCGCCTGTCTCCAGTCCAGACGCACTAGTCGGCAGTTCGGTCAACGTAATCTTTGTCCCGCGCAACTCTCCGGGGTTACGCTCTTGCGAAATAAAAAGCTCCAGCGCACGAGTCAAATCTGACATATACTGCTGCGTATAGTCTAACGGCGGCTCAGGCAGTCTTGGCGGTGCTATCTGATTTGATGACACTAGCGTCTCCCGTCTGGCCGCAAATCAATTCGCGGACTGCCAAGTTTCCACTTAGCCCCTAATGCTTGCGATTCCACACGCAAAGCAAAAGACCTGCCCCGTGCTCGTAAAAACAACTGGTTCGTAAAGGTCTCGACTGGCGAACTAGCTGTGCGAATAGCATCTCCCGAGGCTGTGTTGTCGAAACTCGCACCGGGGAAGTTTCTAGCCTTAACAGTAAACGTGGCTTGAGGACTGCTAAGATTGGTTGACCCGTTAAACGTAAGGTCCGGAATCACTCTTTGTATATACGTGAATTTGTCTCCGTCGCCAATGTCAATCGCAGCGGACTCAATAAAGGAGTCCATCGCAGATCCATCGTCATCATAGCCAAGTTCGTGGTTGTATATGTACTGGCTGCCGGTAGCTATCGGGAATGTTCTGACACCACGATCCAGCCATGCTGTACGACTGAGGTTGCCGAAGTACCAAACCTTCTCGCCGTAGTTGTATACAACATAACGATCATTATCAGTGCTGCTAGCAGATGGGTAAAACCAAAACACTTCCGAAAATTCAGAGTTGATGCCTGAAACAACCTTGTCAGACTGCTCTAGGTTAAAGTCCAAAAACACCTTGTCTTTGACCGTGCATGGAAGCTGCTGAGTTTGACCCGCGTACACATAGAAGTTGTCGATACCCATCCAGTAAACAACGTCTTCGGTTGCGACGGCAGCGTTCGGACTCATGATGGTGATGTTCGAGGCAAGCTGCTGTAGACCAAAAGTAAAAGGTGGCCCGATAAACCGCATCGAGTTCAGAGCGGTGTCTGTCCACACCAGAATCTCTCGTTTGGTTTCCACCGCCTGCACAAAAGTAGACCCGGCTCCAAGTGTCAGATCACCAGCAGTGTTGGTGGATGTTGGATACCAATCAATCGGGTTCTCTTGCGATGAGAATCGAATTAACAAAGGATCTTGTGTGCCGTCACCTTGCGTATCCGAAGCTCCACCAAGTCCGTCTGAACCAAAAGCAATAACATGTCTGTCTTGATCAGACACAAGAACCTGTTTAGCAATCTGCGGAACACTGCGTTTCGTACCAGTTAAAGTAGAAAGTTCAACGGCTCTTGTTGACAGGTTGTTTGTTTTGTCCCAGTAGAATATGCCACTATCTCTAGGATTAATGAGAAGGTCTTCTCCTAAATTATCATGCGACCACAGACGTATTTCATTTGTAGTCGTCAAGCCACCAGATGCAGCATCTCCCCAACCGTCTCTTCCCCAGGTGCCCGCACCCCAACCAGTGCCGCCAACAGTAGTATCAAGGCCCACGTTAATTTGATAAACGCCAACTGTACTGCCGCCGCCATTCCCAGTATCAGAACCATTAGCGGCAACGCTTACAGAGATGGTGTATGTGTTGGCATCGAGCACATTTACTACCTGATGCTCTTTGTTGAGAACAGCAGCCGTTATGTTTCCTCCGAGGGACGCCGCGCTAGAAAATGTTACAAAGTCGTTTTCGAACGCGCCATGCGAAGCGTCTGTGACAGTGATTGTTGTGCTTCCATTACTGGCTGCAAAAGTCACGTCTCCCGCACCTGTGGTCAGTCGGATCGGAGTGATGTCGTTAAGACCCTGACCCTCTTCGATATAGTATTTAAGGTGAGTGCCAAGGCCCAAGTAATTAGAGCCGTCAAGCGCGATCCAGTTATGCAGGGCACGAGCAGAACCAAGATATGTAGAAGAGCTATACTTTTCCCAACCACCCATCTTTTCGGGGTATCCGAAACGAAACCTGATTTTATCACAATCGCGCCAGCCACCTTCGTTAGAATACGAGGTGATTTCTTGATTTACACCGGGCCTGAACTGTAATTTTGTAAGCGGCATCTACCACACCCAAATTTCAACGTATCCAGAAGCTCCCGTTGCAGCAGTCGCACCACCCGCGCTACCACCAGCACCGCCCCCGCCGATAGAAATAGTTAAAGTCTCTCCGCCGACGTTTGATCCTGTTACATATTTTGTCACTAGGTTAGCAGGGCGGCCATCTCCCATATCCACGTCAAAGTTGTCTTTGTAGGATGATCCTCCGGCAGCGCCAGAACCCTCTTGTACGTCTCCGCCAGAATCTCCTGTTAAGAAATCTGAAAGTCCAGAGGTAGCGTTAATACCCCTGTTACCACCTTTGGCTGTTACGGAAATACTCAACGTACTATTAGACACAGTTGTATCGCTACCCGCCGTGCCATTTGCTGCTTGATTTCCAGAAAACCGCCAAACAGCACCGCCGCCGCCGCCGCCGGAAGCTCTAATTAGTACCGCTTGCGCTCCAGAAGGAATTGAATAGCTAGAACCTGATGTCAGGACTGTGATGACTTGAGGATATCCAGCAATATTGTCGATCTGTGTTTGTACGTTACTGGTTACGCCGTCCAAGTAACCAATCTCTGTGCTTGTGACAGCGCTTACAGATACATCGCCGTTGCCGTCTGAAACCAACGCACGAGATGTCGTAAGGTTTGCCATTTTGCTAAATGCGATTGCTGCTCCAGAAGCAACACTTGCATCTACGACAGCATCACTAGCAAGTTTTGCTGCGGTTACTGCATCATCTGCCATATCCCCAGCGACTATTGTGCCGTCCGCTATCTTGGCGGAAGTTACCGCGCTATCTGCGATTTTGGCCGTCGCTACAGCGTCCGCAGCGATCTGACCCGACGTAACTGGGAATGCCATTAACGTCACTGCCGAACCCGCGCCAGCGCCGTTTGCATAAATCAAAGCAAAATCACCGTCTGCAACGGTGGCGTTACCCCCACTGCCTTGAGTAAACACAGCACTTTGCCCAGAGCCGTTATACACCGCGAAAAACTTGCTTTGGTCATTAGGGCTGATGGTTATTGTGTTAGTGCCAGAAGGAGACCCCCCCAGAACCAAAACCCTATAATGCCCATCAGACAACGCACCATCTGACGTGGTTAACGTGGTGGTTGTGCCTGTTAGCGTAAGTGTGCCGACGCCGTTAAGCACACGATCAATAATGTCAAAGTTTGTGTTAGTGGTTGCGCCCCAAGTACCTGACTGTTCTCCGGTGCCGGGTTTTTCAATGCCACTGTTTGCTGTATATGTGGAAGCCATTTAAACCACCGTTTCTGTCCATGTATCTGTTGTACCACCTGTAGAGATTTCTGTCCACGAGTCGCCGCTGTGTGTGATTGCTGCCCAATTCGGAGAACCGTCAGGATCTATACGCTCCCACAACAGCCCGCCGTCTGTTGTCATTACAAAAACAGCTTCTATTGTTGCTGCGCCCACACGAATAAGATTCAGGACTGTCGTCTGATCAAACGCAAAGTCCATCGTGGCGCTGTCGGTTCGTACTGCTATGCCAACTGTTGTCTGATCAAACTGTGTATTTATGTTGGCAAGCCCGTGAGCTATCAGGCTTGCTGTGCTGACCTGTGTAAAGTTAAACGATTGCTCTGATATACCGCTGACAACTGTTATGCCCGCACTACTTTGCGTAAAGTTGGCATCAAGCGTAGATACACCAGAGCCAATAAATATCCCGGCGGCGCTTTGCGTAAAATCAAAGATGGAGCTTGCTGCTCCGGTCTGCACCCGTATCCCTGTTGTGGTCTGTGTAAAGTTGAAGGACTTTACGACATCTGCGCTGGCAATCATTACCGCGTCAGTGTCTTGGGTAAAGTTAGCAGAGGCTTCCATAATGCCAGTCAACAGACCGGCGGCTGCGCTCACCTTGCTGAAGGTGCCGATCATACTGGAACTGCCGAAAGACAGGATACCCTGTGCGGCTATCGCCCTTTCAGATAGTGCCAGTTCGCCAAACATCAGTCGGCGTCCGCAATGGTCAGCGTACCGGCTGCGACCTGCCGCATGATTTCGTCGTAGTGACGGTTGCCGGGGGCGAGAGGTATAATCATTTCCGTGCCGTCAATAGTAGCAACAATGCTAGTATTTTGATTTGTAGCTTCATCAATAGCATACTGTGCAGATGTAATGTTCATTTCATTCATTTTTACAACTCCGCATCCGCTGTGACTGCCATCCTAATGGTTCCGGTGGTAGTGCTGTCGGTGTTAAACTCGTATCCAAGAGCCTCAACATTATTTGTAATTGTGCCGATATTTCCATTGTAACCACCTGTTTCCGTGGTCGTTCCTTTAGTAATTGTCGGTGCGGCTCTTTTTGTTTGTTTGTAATGCCATGTAAAACCAGACCCTTGTGCGCTAGTGGTACTACCAGCGGCGTAAAGTTGTGATTTTTCAAAATACCTCTGACATTTAGCCAAAGTCTCGCCATAGCTTTCTGAGTGGTCGAAATCCGTTGCTGTAGAGCCGACCTCAAGCTGGACGCCGGTGATGAAGAAAGTTGCGTTAGTCGTTTCCGTTAATTTCACTGTGCTTTCAACACCAATAATATTAGTGCTATCTGTCCAAGAACCAGCGGCAATATCGTAGTTTGAACCCGCACCCAAATCCCACATAATATGTAACCCAATGCCACTGTCCGTAGGCCAAGTGCCGCCTGTGTCAGCGGGGATTGCGACAGTTTTATACTCCCAAGTGTTTGCAGAGTTTATAACGTAAGTACCGCCGTATCCTCTTGTGCCAGCTTGGTTTCTAATACTTACACCAAAAGTTCCAGTAAGGCTGGATTTAACATGAAATGACAATACTATGGCTTCTGCCGCACTGGTTCCAAAGCCAAGATGAGCCATATTCTGACCTTCAATGGCTTGCCGCAAGACAGCATAGCCTGTTGTACTAGCACTTGCACCCGTACCCGCTGTTATCTTCAAACTGTTTTTAAAGTTGTCAGGGGTATCAGTTGATTGTTCAAAAGTCATAGCATTTACAGGTGAGCCGTGACCTACAGCAAATCTGTCTACTGTGTAAATATCCGCAGTGCTTGTGCCACTCGTACCCCGCTGCGCCACGCGCATACATCCCCCAATGATGAGGTTTCTGCCTGTCAGGCCACCGGCATCTGCCGAACCAGCAAGGTCTGCAAATTCACGCGCTCTACTCATCGCTTACTCCGGCTTTGTCGGCCACATTACGTCGTCAAGACTGCTGTAGCTTTTGGTTATATCACGCAGCGCCTGACGATACGCTGTGCGCTCTGTACTCATGGTCAGATCCGAAGAGGCCCACCAATCTGTCTCGGCGATACGGCGGTCACGCTCGGCACGAAGCAGCTTCATAGGCTCGGCGGCATCAAGCTCGGCCTTCTTTGCAGATACCGTGGTCCACGATACACCCCAGTTGTGCGGGTTGCTGGACTCGACGGCACTGCCATTGTCGTCCTCACCGATGATGCGGCGGAACATGGCGTTGAACTCATCCTCTGTGGTCGGCTCACCACGAAGCACCCACTGTTCGTCAGGGATGATAGCTACGATTGCGTCTGCTACTGTACTCATGTCTTAACCCGCCAAATGTCCGCTAAAATATGAATACCCGGAGTTTGTGTGATGCGAAGTGCTACCAGTAGACACATAAACTTCATGTCCTGAATCACAATACAACGTCCAACTTCCCGATATGCCCAGATAGTTTTGCGCGTTCGTGTAGTTGCATCTACTACCAGCGACAACGACATCGTTTTGATAAAGAGTAAAGCTTAATTCATTCGTGCCTTCTGTATACACTTGATTGCTGAACACATAAACGCCATCTACCGGCGCGGTAAATTTGTATGTTGTTGTTGAAAAATGCCCGCCCTGATTAAAGCATCCGGTGCTGGTCACATCATTATATTTAATAATTCCAGTTTGAGTGTATTGGGTAGCGGCACGAGCAAAAAATGCTGGACGCTGCGGCATGATTGCATAGCCAGACGAGTCAATAGAAACGGCAGTGTTCCCGTTAGTCGGGTCTTGGATTTCGGAGACTTTCAGTATGCTGCTCATTGGGCAATCTCCATGCAAAATACCTGACCACCAAAAGTGCTTGGAATGAACTCAATCCAACTCGTACCAGAACTGTGAATTTTTCCTTGAATGCGATACTTGACCTCGGTTGCAACTCCGGGTTCGTCTATTCCTGACACCATCATCATAGTGTCAAACTCACTATGACTCTGACCAATATGTTGAGTCTCGACAGAACCAATCGTATTGAAAACTGCGGTTGTCGTACTGAAATCATCCGTGCTTCTAATCACACGCCAACCGCCCCGTTGTTCACTTGATGCTGTGCCACGAAGTCTAGACATGAAGTTGAAGCAGAACAAAATTTTGCTGTTAGAAAATTTCGGCGTGATTGAAACTGTTTCGGCGGTTGTCCAAGAAGAACTGCTGTTAGCTTGTGTATTGCTCCACGAAGCTAGACCTTGATACTGAACCACATGCCCCGGAATCGCCACCCCGTTGCCGCTGGTCTTCTCGTTGATGGTGTCTACGAATAGTGTACTCATGGTTTACCCCAACAAAAATCCACTAAACCGGCTCTCTTGAGAACCGCTGAAATATTCTCCAGAGCCGCTAAAAGTTATACGAAGTTGATCGTTGGCTGATAAATCAAGAAGATGGCTCAAGGTCACCGTCACATGAATTTGCGTCACCCCTGTTGGGTAACAATACGCATATGTCACGTTGCTGAAGTTTGAACCACCATCTGTGCTTTTCTGTAGGCGAAGAGTGCCGTCTTCACTATTGTCAACTCTTAAATAAAGATAACAGTTGATACAGTAGACACCTGCCACCGGAATGGTCACAACACCCGTGCTGGTGCTGTATATTGAACCTCTATTGACTTCTGTTGAGTTGAAAACAATAGGACTGGTGTTGGTGTAAGCCCCGCTAGAATTATATGCACTCCATGCGGGCAAAGCCGGTTGCGTAATTCGACCAGACGAATCAACAAGCAATCCATCCGTTGTGCTACCTGTAGCCCTAATTTTATCTACATTTATTATCGAAGCCATACGCGCCTCACAGGATTGTCAGACTGCCACCGCTGGCAACCGTTATTGTTACGCCATCAGCAATCGTAAGCGGCCCGATGCCAAGAGCATTCTTTGTGGCGGCTATGGTGGTGTCCTCGCTGACCGTCTTGTCGTTGGTGCGGAACGCCGCCGTGTCCACTAGGGTGTTCGTTGTCTGGAAGGACGGTGCGGTAATCTCACCGCTGAACGTGCCGCCAGACGCTTTGGATACTGTATCAGTAACAGTGAAAGCACGATAGGCGCGTATTACCAACTCATCATTAGTCGCGGCCCCGGTGCCAAGTGTGATTGTGTCGCCGTTGCTTGCTGTGAAGTCTGAACTGTCCAGATGCACCCCGTTAAGGTAAACATCGACATCATCACCACTAAAAGCCAGTATCGCACCATTCGCATCTGCCCCCGTAAATGCCGCCTGGTTGTTCGTAGCCACATACTTGAATAGCTGCATGGCGTAGCTGGTCGGCTGATCTACAGCGCGGCCAAAAAAGCGCACGGTGATTACGTCGCCGTTAGCAGGGGCAGCAGAAAATGTCAGGGTGTTGCCCTGCGCCGTATACGCCTTGCTGGTTCCCGGCTCCTGCACGACGTTACCAATGGTGACAAGCAAAGCCTCTCCAGACACGACGCTTTGCGCCAGCGTGAAGGCCGTCGCACTACCTGTCCCAGTAAAGGTCTGAAAGGTGATGTCACCTATATTTGGATCTACGCCTATGTAGGCCACATTTTATCTCCTATGGTTAAACTGTCCGACCCTCACCATCCGGTGGGGTTATGCTGTTTTATAAAATATGTTGAGATTGAAATACTTGGTTCCACTGGTTAAATGAAAATCACTTGATGCCCAATCTGCCCACGATGTATTGTCTTTACTAATCAGAGCATTGGCGTGTGACGTGCCACCAGAAATGTAGAAGATAGGCCATCCACTCGGTATTGGGTTGCCAAAACTTAGCCAGTTAGATGAAAGGCCGTGCGCGTGGGTTCCGCTTTCACTTGCATAAGGAAAACCTCCAACCCTAATTGTACCAGCGCTGCCAGAGAACGCTGAATATTGAAAACGTATCCATAAAGTTACTTGTTTGCCTATCTTTACATATCTCCCGTCCTGAACAACGTAAGTGATGCTTCCCGCAGTGGAAGCGCCTGTGAAAGTTGGCGTGAACGTGCCTTCCTCATAATCATTCAGAGCATTCGCCGCCGCCGTGTCGCCGTTGAAGGTGAGGCCGTCAGATGTCAGGCGCATACGTTCACTTGCATCAACTGTAAATCGCATATTATTGCCACTGTGTGAGTACGCAATAATTCCTCGGTTATCATCACTTACATCCCCGAAGTAGACGCTTTGAAAGGCTCCGTCTGGACCCATAAACTGCAAATCACAACGAGTGCTATCGTCACTCTCAAGCACTAAACCCGCATCGCCGTTTACACTCGTTGCAGAACCTGCTGTGCGAATATGCACTTTATTTCCAAGAGGTGAGGTGTCTCCGATACCCACCTTTTCAGAGCTATCAATCGTGATGGCAGTGGCATCTGAGTTATCATCAATGCCAGTGTTTAAACTGTCTCTTACGATTTTACTCAGTGCCATTACCTAGTTCCTTATACTTCCTGCGCGTCTATAGCGGCCTGATACGCTGTCTTTACAGCATCGCTCCACACGGCGTTGCAAATGCCTTGCACCTCAGTGCTTTCGCCAGAGATGTCTGTGTCGCCCCAAGTGTCGCCTGAC